CCAACCTCAGACGCATAGTTGTAGTAGTTGCTANNACCANNGNNGNAGCAANAACAGAAATNAGAGGAAGACGACGCCGATGGGGTATGAAGCCAATGCCAGTCCCGCGCCCCGTTCCAGCGCTTTACCCTATGGATAGTGCTTCGCTGGTAAATCGGGAAATGCACGTTGGTATTGTAATAGTTCAACTCGTCGCCGTATGTCTGGTTCCCGAAAAACTCAACTTCTGTCGGCAAAAATACGGTGTAATTTTTGGCTTCGGAACTGCCTTTTCTGCTGTGGTATTTGCTCACCGTGTAGAGATAATTGCCGCCCAGAGCCGCTTTAAGGGCTGTAGCAAATGTTCCGCTTCCATCGCCGTTTGCGCCTTCCAGCCATGTTCTTAATTCGCTGGCAGCATAGCCGCCAGTATTGGTATCGGTGGCGTTCATGCGCCCTTTTGCGACAATGTTCTTGAACACGAAAAGGACATGATTCTTGGCGTTTTCCGTACTCCCCGCGCTTTTATAGGTGTTGAATCCGGCAATAATGATACGGTTGTTTTTATAGGTGTCATTCCACGCCTGCGGCGCGGTACCGTTTGTGGGCGCCGCGACGCCGCTAAAATCCAAACCGTCAATGTAGTCGCCTATCATCAAGCCGCTGAAATCGGGAATTTTGGTGTTGTCAATTTCGCCGCTGTTGTTACACCGCCGCCGCAATTCTGCCATTGCCTCAGCGATTGTGGACACGCCCAGGACATCGAGGATATTTCTCCCGCTCCCGTCCGCTTCCATAGCGTGCAATGCTTTTACTGCTGAAAAGCCCTTGACTTTCATCTTTCCGTCCGGCTGGATATATACTTCATCAAAACCCTCGCCGCCTGAAACAATGCCGGCAATGCCGTTATTATCTCCAACGCCCACGCTGTCCTGGCCGTCATCGACCCACTCAAAAATAGCCGGTTCGGTTTCCGGCGTATTGACCAGCACCCACACATGGCCGTTTTTCAGGTTTTTGACGTGGGTTTTATCCCATATCAGCAACGGATCGGTCTGGCCTATTTGAGTAAGAGCATAATCGGTCAACGCCTGCTGGGTAGGATTGTTCGTCCCGAAGTCATGGGCGGTAAGGTATCCGCCGCGGCCTTTCATGTGGTCTACTTGCGCCTTGAGGTATGCCGTTCTGTTGGCAAGCTGTTTTCCCTGCAAGTTATCAATACCATCAGGCCCGCTCTGCAAAGGGTCTGTGATTTCGTACTGATAAATTCCATCTTCCCATACGGGGCTTTCCGGTAAATTCGCCATACTGTCCTCCTGTTAAAATATGATGGTCCAACGACCTTCAATGCTTATATCCGATTCTTTATAGATCGGGTTTTGCCGTGTTCTCCTTGCAAACAGCGTTCCGTCAACTGTAAGCAAACCAAATTCCAAAATCGCCATGCCGTTGTTTTCCGCAACAGGCAAATTCCAATCAATTTGTACCTGCCCCATTTGCGGGAAACTGTAGCCGTCAACGGGCCTTGCGTATTGGCCTGTTATCACGGAATCTTCGGCTTCCGGCGCCGTTCCGTTTGTCCCAAACGCAATCCTGTTAATACTGCGGATAGTGCCTTGCCCGGCTAAAAGCCTCGTTATCTGATCGCGTCCGCTATTTACAACTAAATTATGTTCTGTGGTTTCTTCCACTAAAACACCTTTTTTGTAAACCTTAACAGTGAGACTTCCCTTAATGGATACTTTGTCTGCCATTTCGATCATGTTTTCCCCTCCATCATAAAAATATTTTGATTATTCCAACGGAATAATTACCATCCCTTTTCTCTGTATTGAGCCATTCCTTACCCTTGTACCGTCCCGGAAATAGTGATATTTCATCTCAATATGAACAACGTCATTTGCAGAACATGGGGCATACCTTGACCGATTCAAAAAACCGTTTCGCATAAAAGCGCCGTTGCGTAACGCTTGCGAATGGTGATTGTCAAGATAATTGCCCTCATTAAATCCAACAGCCAATAAATCTTGAACCCCGGAACGCCTATATAGCGGGGGAAGTATCGCTCCCACTGCCGGAACGCGCCGTGTGCGGTTTCTTTCTAACGCTCCATTCCTATAATGAGTTCCGTCCCGAAATACGTTTTCCAACTGAGTATCTAAAACTGTAGAACCGTCACGAAAAACGCGACCGTTACGGAAAATAACCTGCGATGCGTAATCAACGGCTGTTCTGCGGACTGTTTTTTCATCTTCGTCTGTAGTCTCAACTACATCATCAAAGTTATTTGTTTCGGTTATTTTTTCCAAGATACTGCGCGAGTTTTTGACTGATTTGATTAGCCGTGTGAGTTTATTTATAGCCTCTGTATCTGGAAGTTCTTCGTCTGTTTCGACACGGAACCTATATGGCAGCCCCCCGTATTCAAACCACTCCTGCGTATTTGCCCTTGAAAAAACCGTTGATACGACTTCCTCCACAACAGAAGGCGTACCCTTCCGCGTATGCCAATCCAGCGATTTGAGAATTATCTCCTGTTTTTTTTCTATGGGGAAATTGACATCATAAAAATCTACATGAAACTGCCATGCCAATAAGTCAAGCAATAAATTATCGGTAATTTGTTTGCGTACAAGGTTCGGCATTACAGCGATCCCCGGTATGTCGGCAATTATGCGGCGCAATTCTTCATCAAACGCTTCACACGCCATGCGGACGTTTTTATCACGCGCTAAATTGGGAGGAAGCAGTTCAATAATAGAAATGTTAAACAAATTCATTGCCCTTCCTCCATGCCTTCATAAATAACCTGTATGGGCGTATTGCCTAAAACACCCACTTGCCAAAGTTCCATTTTTGTCGGCGCCGGTTCTTCTATGGTTGCTCGTTTTACGCCGCATTCCATAATCAACTGGTGCAGGTATGAGGGGTTTATGTCCCGGCCAAGCATATTTTTCTGCCATGCAATAAACCTCTGTACTGCCAAATCAACGCTGTCAATAATTGTCTGCACCATAGCAGCGTCCCCAGCATGAATCCAGTAGCGCAATACAATGTTGTATTCAATGGGTTCAGGGTCTTTTACATGGACAAAATCAGTAAGCGGACGCACCCGCTTATCCGACAATGTTTCAAGTACATGGTCTTTGACTTCCCCTGACGGCAGTTCCCCGCCCTGCATTAAAACCGCTATATTGACATTCCCGGGGCCAGTACCCGATTCCCTAAAATGATTAAAAAGCGCGCTATAAAAACCAGCGGCATCCGTTATTCCCCACGGCTCAAGAAATGCCGCAAAACTATTCATGTCTAAATCAGGCATCCAGACCTTCGCGTCCATAATCCCGGGATTTGCCGTCCGCGCCCAAAACTCATAAGCGCCGTCAGGCCCCGCCACTGAAAAAGACTCCGGCAACATTCGTATCCGTTCCCGGTATTCTTCCAGCCCCTCAAGATCGCTGCCACCGGTACAGGCGGTTATATTTTCAACTGAGGCAATAAATGGAATTAAATCGACCATGTTTTTTATATCGCCAATTTGAAATTGATTGCCGATTTCCCCAGCCGTCATACATTCGGCTTCCACATCACCGTATAATTCCCCGGCAGGGATTTCAAGCGGTTTCAAAGTCTTAAAATATATTTTATTATCCGCGGTTACTTGTTTTCCGGCCGCAATGGGCGTAACCGAACTGCGGGCAGCGGACAAATGATAACGCATGGTGGTTCTGGCGCGCGCCGGCAAAAGCCTATCGCCGCGCTTGCCATACAACGCCCCGATTTCCTCTATCGTGTCATTGCCCGCAAAGTTCAACAGGCTGCCTTTGCCGGTATTGTCAATGTCTACGGCTACCTGCGTAAGAGCGGCGGCCTCGGCTGCCTGCACAAGCCGCATGGGGTCAGCCTCGCTCATCCTGTAGGTACGATCCCCGGCTGCCCTGCGTACTGCCTCGTAAATATCTTTTAACCGGGCTTGAATATTCCGGGCAGCAGTGTCCGTGAATGAAAAATTATTGCGCGACATCTATTACCTCCACTTTAACCTTCGGGGTTATTTTCCCGTTGATTGGATCGCTATCGAAAACAATTTCTTTTAACTGCGCCCTCGGCTCATACTTCTGTAGCTGATCAAAAACATCAGTGCTAATTTCAGCCCTCGCCTGCGGCAACGGGTTATCCAAAAACTCAGTAGCAATGCCGAAATTCCTATCAAGCGGTACTGAACCCTTGCGCGTTGACAAAATCGTCCGCACATTTTGCATTACTTCCTCAATGCCGGTTGCGCCGTAAATGACATCTTTGGTCATGCTGTTAACCGTTACAATCGCCATCAGTTATACTCCTCAAAATTCACCGTCGCCTCCATCCAAAGTATGCCGTTGTCTTTAGGGGCAAATATCGTTGATGTTGCCGATATTGATTTGCAATACCAACGGTTTAATGACAGCGGTATTCCCATAAGCAAAATGGGATAATGTTTGCCGTCCCGAATAAACTTCCTTATCAGCTCATACATGACGCGCGGCTCGATACTGAGCATACGGGTAAAAACAATCTTCATTTCCAATTTGTCCTGCCCCGGGCCTAACAATTCCGTGACCGGAGGCGTATTGATAACGTCATGGATAGCCCAACGGCCTTCGGATTCTTGAGTAAACTCTGAAAACGTGTTGACACCAATGCCGGTAACTGCAAACACCAACGGGCCAAAGTTTCCTACATACATTCCAGCCTCCTATGCGATAACCATGCTGGTAGTCGCGCCGATATAAGCCGCGTGCGATCCTGACAATGGCGCAGGATTGGCAAGGGTGAGTACCCACGCACACGTTGGGACACAGATACAGGTGTAGATCGCCGACTCTGCCGTAGCGGTCAATGGAAAGACCAGCGGCGATTTCATAAGGTATGAGCCGGATGCAACGGTAAACCCGGCAGCATGGCTGATTATCCCGCCCAGTATTGCCGTCTGAACCAGCAACGCGAGGGTTATAAGGTCTACCGCTGCGGTAAGATTGAAAGACGGGAATTTTACCGTTGAATTGAAGGTAACAACCGGATCGGGCGTAGACGCAGGCTCCGGCAATTTTGCCGCCCAGCCGTAAGTAATTTTGGTATTGTCTTCAAAATACTTTTTCATTTCATCGCCCATTATTTTCAGATGTTTGGGGCTTGTCTTTTCGTTTCCATAGTCCCCGCTGTTGTATTCAACAAAGGCGTCTAATAGCTGTGTTTCAAGGTCTCTTGCATTTATAGCCATGTCAGCCCCCCTTCAATTTAACAATGCCCGCGGCGGGACCGCCGTGGTTGAAGCCAAAGGGACATACCGGGGTTATGTTCGGCATCCACGGCGCAGCGTCCCCGGATTTCAGGGTAAGCAATGCCGAGGCTTCCACTGTTGCATTGACACCCTTCACATCGACGTTTCCGGTCGCCTCTACTTTGGCGTTGCCGCCCGCTTTTACCTCTGCGTTTGCCGTAGTCTCCACGGTCGCATTTACCGCCTCAACGGTAACGTCGCCATCGGCCTTAATAGCAACATCACCCCCGACTTCAATATTCACATCCCCGGTATTATCTATCTTAATGTTCTCAGCATTTTCGATATTGATATTTTTGCTCTTTATGTTCGCCGTCTCCGCGACTTCAATATCAATGTCCTTTGTCTTTAATATCGTTTTTTGATCGCATACAATATCCATCGTGCCCTTAATCGCGTCTAACTTAATGACGTTTTTACCGTCGCTGCTCACTATCAAAAACAAGCCGTCCGCGCCACCCTGGGGCATATTATTTGCCGTATATGGCTT